GAGGAACGCATAATAGATATGCGTAAAAGAAACGTATTAAAGTTCTACTTGGTTCGCACTATGATTAACATGATGCAGAGTAATACTAGCCAATTTTATAGGACTTATAGAAAGCCATTAGAAGTAGAGTTAATAGCACACGATAGAGACGAGGACTTGCTTAACAAAGTAGAAGATGAGTTATCAAAGATGCATTGGTACAAAGCTGAACTTTTAAGGGTATATGCTATCAAGCACAACTGCAACGCAAAAGAACTTAGCAGGGTTACCGGCATACCATATATGTCAATACATAGGGAACTTAAACTAACTAAACGTGAACTTAAAAAACAATTACGCAAATGATAATTATAGCAGCGATATGCTTTGCAATATTCTTTGTAGAGATACACCAATTCCATAGAAAATGGTATTTAGATTTTAAGCCTTTTAGTTGCACGAGTTGTTTAGCAGCTTGGACAGGTTTGATTTTATATTTACTACCTGCAATATGTACTGATATTATTGCGTTTGTATTTATACCAGGAGTGTTAGCACCTTTACTTTCAAAACTTATGTGGAACTTATGGAAATAGAACACCGCAACTTTTTAGATCAACACATTGGTAATTGGCATACAGTACAGAATGGCTATGTGCGAAATATCGACTTAGACATCTTAAAAATGTACGAGCATATTTATCGCAAGTATATGAGTGCAGATTTCATATTAACAGTATGGTGCAGCCATTGTATTTTTGATATGATTAAACGCTTGTATACTTGGTACGAAGAACAACCTAAACCCAAAAATAAAAAAAAGAATGGCTAACTTTATCCACCCCACCGCTATCATTGGCGATAACGTAATTATCGGAGACGGAAACTACATTGGTGCTTATTGTATTATCGGAGACAAAGCAGAGCATAAAAAGTTCTGGAATAAAGAAAAAGGCAAAGTATACATAGGCGATAACAATGTTATTACAGGTCTTGTAACAATAGACGCAGGAACCGAGATTGATACCTTTATTGGCAATAATTGTTTTATAATGAAACACGCACACATAGGACACGATTGCACAATCTTAGATAATGTAACAATAAGTTGCGGAGCAAAAATAGGTGGGCATTCTATTGTAGATCAAGGTGCTAATATAGGACTTAATGCAGTTCTGCATCAGTTTGCAAACGTAGGGGAGAATTGTATGGTAGGAGCAAGTGCCTTCTTAAAAGGAGATGCAAAACCAAATACTAAATATGCAGGAGTACCGGCAAGGGAAATAGGCTCAAACATAAGATAATGAAAGTAGCTATTTTATTACTTGCACAAAACAGACACGATTTAACGCAGCGTGTAATTAACCAAAACTTTTTTAACTCTGGTTATAATGCGGACTGCTTCTTAATAGATAACGGAAGCGACACGCACGAAACTTTTAACTACCCGTTTGCCGGTTATGACTTATCAAAAGAAAAGAGAGGCATAGCAGCCGGAGTTAATGCAGGGTTACGCATAACGCAAAACTATGATGCAGTTTGTTTATTAGCCAATGACATATTACTGCCTGAGAATTGGTTGTCAAAATGGGTTATGTTTTCTCAACAAATAGAGAAGACAGGCATAATTGGAATACATTGTGTAGAAGATTTGCCCCCAATAGTAGACGGGGTACATAAAACGCATACACCATTTGGCGATAACTTTATTACCCGTGAACTTATAGATGCAGTTGGCGGTTACAATACTGAGTACGATCCATACGGAATGCAAGACAGAGATTACGGAGAACGAGCAACAATATCAGGCTTTACTAATTACTACCTTCCGGATATGAGGTCAGAACACATAGGACACGATGTCGGTAATGGAACAGATTACAGACGAATGAAAGACGAAAGCTTGGCACGGGCGCAAAGCGTGTGGGAAAAATACCAAGACATCTATCACAACCAAAAGAATATAAGATGCGAATACTTTGTATAACTTCTGCCAACTCAGGTGTAGGACTGCATAGAATTATGATGCCGATAGTACACTTAGAAAAAGAGTACGCACTTATAACAGATGTACTTAATGACGAGTTATTAGAGCAAGGTTGGGATATTGTGTTAATGAATAGAATGCTTAATGAGATAGATGCCAAGCAAATGGACACCTGGCGCACTAAGTACGGCTTTAAATTAGTAGTCGATAACGATGACCATTGGGAACTAAACGAAAGCCATTTATTGTATTTAAGATATAAGCTTAACAATATACCTAAACTAATTACCGATTACTTAAAGATAGCAGACCTATGCACCTGCACTCACGAAAGGTTAGCAAGTGAGATAAACATATACAATAAGAACGTTCACATATTACCAAACGCTTTACCCTACGGGCAAGAGCAGTTCCAGGATAACAAGACCGAAGATTACAAGGTTAGATTGTTTTGGTCAGGTAGCGGAACGCACGAAAGGGATATTGAAATACTAAGGCAACCTTTTAAAAGGTTACAAGGTATGAATATTAGAACTGTTATAGCAGGTTACAATGACGGGGAGAAACCTATATGGGATAAAATGATTGATGCTTTTACTTGCGGACTAAAGCTTAATCCCACGATCTATAACTATGCAAGGGTTACAGAATATATGGGTGCTTATACGGACTCAGACATTTCAGTTATCCCACTTGTAGATAACAAGTTCAACGCTATGAAGTCAAATCTAAAGGTATTAGAAACGGCTGCTAAAAAGAACCCTGCCATAGTTAGCTATGTTAACCCTTATTTAGATATGCCAGTACATTACGTTAAAAGTCAGAAGGATTGGTACAAACACATCAAAGATTTAGTAAGTGATGCGGATATGCGAAAGGAAAGCGGACAAAAGTTATTTGAGTTCTGCCAAAAGAAGTATAACTTTGACGAGATAAATTTAGACCGAAAGTATATTTATAGTAAACTATGCCAGTAATAAAGTGCGCCTCTAATGGCAAATACCGGATTGGAAACGGGTCTTGCATTTACGATACCGAGGAAAAAGCTATGAAGGTTTGGAAAGCTATTCTTGCAGGTGGTAAATTTGCTGAAAGCTATACCGACTATCCTGAGTCAGCAACTAACAACGCAAAGAGGGCAATAGAATGGGCTGAGAAAAATGGTTGGGGTTCTTGCGGTGAAGCAACAGGTAAAGCAAGAGCAAGACAGTTGGCAAATCGTGAGCCAATTAGTAGAGATACGATTGCTCGTATGGCTTCCTTTAAAAGACATCAGCAACATAAAGACGTTCCTTATAGCGAAGGTTGTGGCGGTTTAATGTGGGACGCTTGGGGTGGAACTTCTGGTGTTGAATGGGCGATTAATAAACTAAAGGAAATAGACAAAAAATAATTTGCATACTTAAATTTTTTAATTATTAATCAACGGAAAATTTAATGGGGAAACTATGCAGAAACACACGCAAATTTATTTGCAGGGGATGGGTTATAAAACAACGGACTTTATCCCCTGTGAAGTGTGTGGCGCACAGGCAGTAGATGTGCATCATATTGAGGCGAGGGGAATGGGTGGCAATAAAAAGGCAGATGTAATAGAAAACCTAATGGGACTTTGTAGGAAGTGCCACATAGAATACGGAGACAAAAAACAATATAAAGAGTTTTTAAAAGATATACACGCAAAGAATTATGGCAAAAGGTAACGAGAATAAGAACAAAATTAGCTTTGGCAAACGCAAAAGAGGTTCTGCAAAGAAGTCCTATAACAAGCACACGCCAAGAGAAAAAGCATATAGAGGGCAAGGAAGATGAGAAAATTAAGAGCTATATGGTTACTTCTTACACATAAAGTATATTTCTTAGCAGTATGTAAAACTGGCAAAGACGGAGACGATATGACCACGATAGGACATTATACTTATGCTATGGCAGAAACTTTAATCAATAAGCATATAGCAGACGTAGATACTTACTTAGACCAAGAAGATGCAATAGACGAAGCTAACGATATAATAAACGGAATACTATGATACAAAACGTACCAATCAACACAGTAAAAGCAAACCCAAACAATCCCAGAATAATCAAGGACGATAAGTTTGCAAAGCTCGTAAAATCAATTAACGAGTTCCCCCAAATGCTAAAACTAAGACCTATTGTAGTTAATGACGATATGGTTGTGCTTGGTGGCAATATGCGACTTAAGGCTTGTAAGGAAGCAGGACTTAAAGAGATACCAATCATTAAAGCAAGTGAATTAACCGAGCAGCAGCAAAAGGAATTTATAGTAAAAGATAACGTAGGCTATGGCGAGTGGGATTGGAACGACCTTGCAAATAATTGGGATGCAGAGCAGCTACAAGATTGGGGGTTAGATATACCTGGCTTTGATGCGGAAGTATTAGAAGCTGAGGAAGATGACTTTGCAGTTCCAGACGGGGGCATTGAAACGGATATAGTATTAGGAGATTTATTTGAGATAGGAGAACACAGATTGCTTTGTGGGGATAGTACGGATAGCGACCAAGTAGCAAATTTAATGAACGGACAAAAGGCTGATATGGTGTTTACTGACCCTCCTTACAATGTAGATTTTAAAGGTCAAGAATTATCAAACACAACCAAAGACGGGATTGAAATATTAGGGCATAAAGGAGCAAATGCAAAGCACGATAAGATTAAAAACGATTCAATGCCTGATGATGAATTTATTGAATTTATGAAGGAAGTTTTATCAAATGTTACTTTATTTAATAAAGGTGCTTGGTATTTTAGTTTTTGCGATTTGAAATTAGATTTATTATTAACCCCTTTAAAAGAAATGGGTTTTAGTTGGAAGTCAATTATTATCTGGAAAAAAAATCAAGCAACTTTAAGTGGCAAAGATTACAAAAGCAGATATGAACCAATAGTTTACGGATGCCCTGAAAATTCATTTTATGGAGAAAGATACAAGCAAGAAGATATTTGGGAATTTCAAAGGACATTAAAAAATGATTTGCACCCAACAATGAAACCTATTCCTTTAATTGAGAATGCTTTAAATAATTCAAGCAAACAAGGAATGAATGTTTTAGATTTATTTTTAGGTTCAGGCTCAACAATGGTAGCTTCACATCAATTAAAAAGGAAGTGCTACGGAATGGAACTTGACCCTAAATATTGCCAAGTGATAGTAGATAGGATGCGTAAACTTGACCCGACATTAGTTATTAAAAAGAACGGAGAACCAATTTAAAAACAGCGAAATTACAGCGATGCCTAATCCACAAAATATAGAGCCATACAAAATGCAGAAGGGGGAAACATTGAACCCAAACGGCAGACCTCGTAAGTATGTAAGCCTACTTAAAGAGCAGGGATATAAACTTGCTGAGATAAACGATACCATACAAGCTATGATGTCAATGGACT